AAATCTGTACGTTTTACGAAAGAAGCGTGTATGCCATTCATGCGTCATCTTACCTATTTCTTGTCCACCAACAGTGTTGTACCTATGAACGGCCACACCTTCATATAGTGTGCTCTTTCTATCATCTACAAAATGTGCTAACCAGTTGAGTAAGATTTCTGTTGGCCTCTCGTCTGCATCGAGGTGCAGAACCCATTCCTTGCTAACCTTTGACAGACCAAGATTACGAGCTGTGCTAAAGTCATAGTCGAGGAGCGTCTGAAATACACTGTCAGTGTATTGCCGCACAATCTCAAGCGTGGCATCAGTAGAGCCAGTGTCAACCACTATGATCTCGTCCACACGAGGACTAACATATTCCAAGAGTCCTGGTAAAAGAGCGCTCTCATTCTTAACCAGCAGGTGCAGGCTTGCACCCCTTATTCCCAACAAGTTAATCTCCCTTCACGACAAGGTGTTCATAAAGTCTGGCAATCCACATCTTGAACTCTTCCGATGTCATCGTATGTTTCGCGCGATTACATTTAATGCAGCAAGGAATTACGTTGTCAATAGTATATCCCCTATCATTGTCAATGCGGTCAAGGCCATTGAAAACATATCCACCATTACAACCCTCTAGGTCATGCACCTGTAATGGCGCTATTCCACAATAATGACACGGTTGCTTGGTTAAATGGGCTACTTGTTCATCTGTTAGTTGCCAATCGTAACCACGTACCTTGGCACCACGCTTCATATTGGAAAGCAGCGCATTAAAAGCAGCCATGCCTTTTGGCAACGTGCACGTATCCCTCCACAAACATCCACAACTTCTAGTAGTGCCCCTATGGAGATTATTACCCAAAACAATCACTTCGTTGCCACAGTCACACTTACATAGCCAGTGCGTTTGTCCACTCCTAACGGGATCATGTCTTTTGATAACAGTCAGCCTGCCGTACCTATCACCCACACGATTAATGGTGTTAGATTGACTCACACGCTCTTTCTGTAAACAGCCACAACTCTTTGTAAGGCCACCGCGAAGGCTTAAACCAGCAATGACGGTTTTATTACCACAATCACATTGGCACCACCAATGTGCGCGTGCACTCCCACGCTGATACCTCTTTTCAGCACGCCCCAATATCACCAGTCTCCCGTAGCGATTGCCCATCTCATCAATGAGTTTACCCATCATACCGTTATCTTTCCAAGCACTGGATGCCAGACGCCCTGAAGAACATGACCAGGCAAACGCAAGTAAAACGCCGCTGCACTATTATCTTCACCAGACACAGTAAACATGAAGAAGCGTTTGTTATCTCCGTAAGGCTTGAGTTTATAAATAAATCGCTTCAAGATTCTGCTCCACTGTGTTTCCCGCATCAGCATTGAATCTTTGTCGTAAAAGTGCGGATAATATACAGACGGCACATTGAAAAAAACATTACCCCTCGCAGTTCCATGCTCTCCAGAGAAAGCCAGCGCCTTAACGAGAAGAAGTCTTATCTCCTTGTCACTAAACCTTTGCAGATTGCAACAGAAAATGCAAGCATCTGCTTTTGGCAAACCTTCACGCACCAAGGTGTGCCGTTGTTTGGTGATAAGATTGCAAAATGTCACATCCACGTTTGGATCGTGAATGTCCATAGGTTGTGTATCATCAAGTATGGCATACATTCTGTAACCTAAATCACGCAACCTCAAGTGCAGAGACTCCGAACCTACACCAATGTCCCAAATCACGGAGCCAGGTGTAAGCTCACTTAGCAAGAGGTCAACAAACGGTTGATGATCTTCTACGTTCAATGCACTTGGCTCCCTCGAAGTACGTGCAATGCAGGTAGATGGATCGACATTGTTTACTATCTCCATAAGTCTTTCCGCAGCCCTGTGTGAGCTAAAGTTCTCTACATACCACTTAGCACCACGGTAAGCCTTGTCGAATGCTCTCTTACGGTTTTTGTAAACGCTGCGCATGACATCTATTAAATAGTCCCAATCAGCAATGTGCCACACACCACCTAAAGGCGAATCTTCTACATGATGTGTAGGGATTGGCCAGTTGTACTTGTCATTAACAAAGTCGAGCATTCCAGTGTTCGCCGTGAAGATTGTTGGCAAACCAGTTGCCATTGCCTCACGTGGTGGCAGTGCGTAACCCTCACCTTTTGATGGGAAAACCATTGCATCAGCACCAAGTAACCACTCCAATACCTGATTGGGAAACCAATCAGCATTCACAATGGTTATGCGCGGATCAACGAGGTCTGGTAGCATATTCTCGCCCCAACCGAATATGCCGAGGCGAGTCTTGAACTGTAATGTCACCAGTGGATAATCTTTAATTGGAAATGCCCGCTTGAATACTTCCACAAGCTCAAGTGGCGCTTTCCTACCTGTTAAAGTACCATAGGAAACGAACTTGAAACTGCCATCGTCTTTCGGTTTCCTGAGCGTTGGTACACAGTACAGTTCATTCAGCGCGAGTGGGCAAACCTCGATTGGAATGTCAATGAATCTGCCAAAAGCCTCTTTGCTAAACTCACTAGGCACCACCAGCATGTCAACATTGTAACAATCATGCTGCCATTCTGGGTGAATTTCAAGAGGATTGTCTGATTCGTACATGGTAATGCCGATTCGATATGCCGTTGGCAGTTTCGTGAACTCGCCTGGTGTTGCCATGCAAATACCAACGCGGTAAAGACCAGTGATGTCCTCATTGAGTTTTGCGCGAGTAACGTCGTCGAGAGCTGTTCTATCTATAAACCAACACTGACGCACAAATAGATTGACACCTAGTTTTGTCAACGCCAAAACCATGTTCTCAGCAGCAGTACCATATCCATCGCCCATTGAGAAAGGTGAGAGCCAATAGAGATGTGTTTGATTACCTTGCTGCCATAGTAAATCTTCACTATCCTCTATGTCATCAATGTCGGCTATTCTCCTCGTCAACGCCCATACTGCGTCCGCATAACTTACAGACATGGGAACAGACATCCATACACCTGCTGGCATAATACTACCGCCAGGCAAAACTTGTGTTATAGCAGTTATATTGCGTGCTCGCATCTTTCAGCGTCCCCCCGCCAATCAGATGTGATTCCAATCGTTATGATTAACAACACGGCTCACTTGCTGCTGACTCACATCGTACTCGCCAGCTAAACTCTTTTGCGTTATACCACCAATCGTATATCGACGACGTATTTCAAGAACTTGCTTTTTGGTCAGTTTGCTAAGGCCATTTTGCTCTCCATGAGCAGTGTGCCCCTTCTTATCTCTATCGGCGATATTGTCAGCCTGTGTGCCAAGAAAAAGGTGTTTCGGATTACAGCAAGATGGATTGTCACAGTGATGACATACACACATTCCTTCTGGTATTGGGCCATACGTCAATTCCCACACAACTCGGTGAGCAAACAATAGCCCATCACTGCACCTTATCTGCCCACGGCCCCTGACATCCGCACAAGCCAATCAGGGCCAACATTTAGTCGGCCCTGATTGACCAACTTTCTCCCAAAAGCGTTCAGCCAATGGTCGCGCCATATGTGTCCCCCTATTCACACTTGCGCTTATGCTGCGATTGTGATAGTGGCATACATCGTGTTAACCACCATCATCTTCGCATTTCTAGTTCTGACATTGCGAGTCCACTTGTCCACATTTCTGTACACCCCTTCTTGTGCATGACCACGCTCGCGGAAATCCGCGTACATCAATGGCATAGCTGCAAGTGGGATATACGGAGCAAACACGTAACCAGTGTCGATGGTGCTTCTGGGGTACGTTCCCATGATCGCCATGTTGGTATTGATATATGGTGTCATGTAGATGTCCCAGAAACCAGTCTTTGCTCCAAGAAATCTTACACCGGAAAGCTGTGGCCCAGGCGGAACCATACGATCAAGAGGTACGAAGTCCGCACCCTTCATCACATAGCTGGCAACATTTACGCCACAAATAACCCAATCGGCATTGCGGAACCTGTTGTTGTAGATCAACGTCTGAGCGTCGATGAAAGCGTGATGCAAAGTCTCATACCAATCCTTTGCCTTGGTATAAGCAGCAGGAACAGTCCATGCCCAGTTTACATTTCCCGCACCAGCACCAGCGAGAATCTCATTGAGCATTCTGTGTTCAAGCTCACGGAGAATCTCTGCGCCACAAGCAGACACCAATTCAGCACCAACATTAAGGCCAAGAGCACCACGGGCATCTTCCTCAACCTCAGTAGACCAGGTTGCAGCAAGCATGTCCTTCTCAGCGGTAAGAGTTTCTGCTTCGACGGTCATCTTGAGCCTTTGCGGTACTTCGTTTTCATCGGTGAGTGCATAGTCGCTGTCAGGAGTTGTGACGTTGGTATTAGGCGTTACATCTTCCCTCAAAAAGTCAAGATAGAAAACCTGCCCAGTTCCACCCGAACTAAACGGAAGTGGCTGAATCGAGGCAATCTTGGATATAATGAGCTGAGGGAAAACGTCACGCACTATGGGCAGAGCATACTTAACCGGAAGTGTAACATCTGTGGTCAAAGTCTGCTCAGACATTCGACCTCTAGTGCTTGCAATGGACTGATTCTCAAAGATGATAGCCATTTGACGCCAAAGTTTTCGGTCAATCGGCTTGAGAGGATGCTTTTTAGTACCCTCTCCCAGAAAGAACTCCCATTTGTCGATCAAGGCATCGACATAAGCCTCTTGTGCAGCTTGGTACTCCGCGTAAGATGCTCCGTGTGGCATGATTAGATTAGGCATTTCGTTTCTCTCCTTTTATCTTGCATTATCCAGAACTGGCGAAGCTTGCCATTTCCTCTTGAGCCTCTGTGAATTCCATCTTATCCCTAGCATCAGGTGTCAAATCATCATTACCTTTATCATCGTCACCGACTTTGCTTGTACCCTTTGGTTTTACCTCTACACCAAAAGACGCAAGATACGTTGCCATTGCACGTTCCTTGATACCAGGCAACTTCTCTGCAATCTCTCCCACGCTGGAGGCTTCCTCACGCAAAACATCTGCAATCACAGAACTGAGACCGAGCTGTGAAGCCTTCTCAATAGCAAGATCAAATTCCAACCCTGCTACTTTACTGTTTGCCCCACCAAGTAGACCAGACAATTCAGTAACCTTCTCGGTGAGAGATACATTAGGTGCAGCAGCCTTCAGTGTCCCAATCTCTGCTGTCAGAGCATTGATCTGTGCCTTTGCAGCATCCAAGTGTTTTGCCAGGTATTCGTCCAGCAATGCTTTACTGTTGCTCTCCAGTAGCTCCAATGTTAGTTCACTGTAGTCCATGTCACTCTCCTCACTTTCTTCGCTAAAATCGAAGCCAAGATTTTCCGGCTTAGTAATTCCTGCCCCTATTATACCAGCTTCTCCACAGAAGTCAACCCCAACAATTTTTGCATTCATCATCATCTCCAGATACCCAACAATGGTTTCTTGCCCATCATCATCTTTCTCCTCCAAAGGTTGAGAGAAACTTGTGGTCTCATCCATACGCACCGAAGTTTCCTTGACGATACCATCATAATAGAGTTGAATCAAATCTTTTCCTTCTGTTGTGGGTGAAATAAACGCCGCGTAACGAATAAACTCACCATCTCGCCACATAGGTTTAGTAATCTTACCAATGGGATTCTTGGTGGGCATTCCGTAAAAACCATCACCGTAGGCGCTGCCGTGCTGATTGTACACAGTAACCGTGTGTCCAAGTTTCATGTAGGCGTTAGTATTTTCCATGCAGAGGTCATTGAACTCTGGTGAGTAAAAACGCTCGCGCCCTGTACCCTGCTGACTGATGATATTATCTATCAGTGCAATGCCCTCATAGTGAAGCCCCTTCTCTAACGCATTGGAAAGACCCAACTCCTCAACAATTACACCCTGGCCAAACAGACCTACAATAGCCTCCGCATTAATCTGCTCCTCAAGAACGGAAGCGAAAGCTTCACCCTTGCGAGACTTGTGCCATTTACCATCTGTGCCTGTGCGATAACCAGCCTTACGCAAAGCTTTGTTCATAGCAGAATAGGCTATCATAAAGCGACGCCCAACATCCTTGTACTTTGTCACCAAGCTGTTGTAGACAGACGTGAAAATGTCAACAAACCTTTGTGGGATACCCTTGTTCCTCAACTGATGTGGTGTCGTCCCTTTAGTGTATGGCATTTTATACCTCCTATATTCCCAAGAACTGTTTAAGCAAATCCAATAAAACACCTATAAAGATTGCACAAACCAACCACGTGAGCCACCTTATGTTATTACGCATTACTGGGATATGTTTGGTGTCCTTCTGCACAGCACCTAACTCGTCATTGATTGTGGCGATGCGTTTACCGTTACCTCGTATTTCCTGCCACAACTCCAGCCACTGTTTTTTATTGATCCACATGCTTCACCTCACTTTCTATTGTCTGAATCTAGTTCTAGCTCAATCTCTGGTTCTGATTTGATGTTATTCTCTATTCCCTTAAGCTCCTTTAATTGCTTCTGACTCATGTTCATCCAGTTGGCACGAACGTAGTTATGATCTACAAGACCCAATTTCAATGCTACTGCTGCGGCATCAACGTAGTCCTTCGTCGTGGCTGCCTTTTCCTGCTCATCTTCCCAGCTAGGGGCAGGCCAGACTATCTTATACTCTACGCTGTTAGGATCGAAGCCCCACATTAGCAGCTGCAAGTTGATTGTGTGCTGTATAGACTGGCTTAACATTGACTGTATACGCCTAACTGTACGAGCGAAACGACGATCCTGTTGCTGTAGAGTAGCCTTAGCATTAATGTCACGTTCAATACCAAGGTGTGCCTTTGGGACTTTCAGTGACGTTATGATCTTGTTCTGATAATACTCAATTGCCGACAAGTTCCAGAAGCCTGTGTTGCTGGTATCGAGCACTTTAACGTCGGTTAGACCTTCCTGAACGCGACCTCCTTCTTCACGGTATGACTTGGCAATGTAAATGTCTTTGACGACAGAGATTTGCTGTGTGCCCTTCGTGTCAGTAGCAACTTGACGAGTCTTTAGTGTTTTCTTAAAGTCTGCAATTGCTTGCTGAGACTCTAGTGGCCCCTTGCCAGTAGTGTCAATGATGAAGAGCAAGCGAGCAAAGGCGCGGGTGAGCCAGTTTATAACCAAAGCCTCTTCCATTGCTTGTAGCTTTTTCCACGCTGTACGTGCAGTGAAAAGCAATGAGGTGCCATACTTACTGCCACCAACACGATTCCATCTCATATGCTCTAACTGCCATGAGTAAAAACCTGCGACAAATCGCATACCAGCATTGATATACTGCTCAAATGCAAATTCACCCTGTTTACTGCCATTTAGCAGTAAACCCTGCTCGTCTTCACTACGTCTCATTGTGCTTGCAGGCATGTCCATAAGGCGCACAATGTTAAACTGCTTGTCAAAGACAAACTGCACGAAACAGTCACCATACTTGAGTGTCTGCCTAGCAAATGAGTAGGCTTTCTCTGCCCATCTAGTGCGTACCAACATTTGCTCGATGTTGTTAATTAAGGCGTCAGGCACGTCAACGTAATGCACTGTGAAAGACTGCCCAGCACCTTGCTCTGAGTTCACAGCATTGTCAGCTAGAATATCAAGGGCACTGGTAACTTCATCAACAGTTTCGTCCATCTCCTCAGCATCAAGATAAATATTGAGCCTTTTGGTCGAAATGTTAACAAACATCTGTGCCACGTAGTCAAGTGTCTCTTCAACAACACCGACAGCACTCGTAGGCTGAGACTCAGGAACCAGAGGAGAATCAAGCAGAGAACGAATCTTTGCAAGTGTTCGCCCAACAAAACCTGGCCTTTTAGGTGTATCTGTCATGTTGCCTCTCCTATTCTACTTTGCTCCATAAGATGTATATAAGCCCTAACAATCCACGACTCAAACTCATCGGGTGTCATAACACGCTTAGCATAATTACACACCTTACAGCATGGAACGACATTGCTGATGATGTAACCCTCGCCGTTATCCAAGCGATCCAAACCATTGTAGATGTAAACCCCATTGTAAGTCGGAGCAGTTTTTACTTGTGATGGCGCAGCACCACAATAATGACATACCTGTTTTGTAAGATGTGCTACTTGCTCGTCCGTCAACTGCCACTCAAGTGCCCGCATCTTAGCACTATGCTGCATATTACTAACCAGTGCGTTAAAAGCCGCTATGCCTTCAAGTAGAGAGTGCAACTCTTTCACGCGCTCCCTTTGAAAGCACCCACAACTTTTCGTGTGTCCGCTGCGTAGAGCACTACCATCAACGACGACTTCATTTCCACAATCACAACGGCATAACCAACGCGCGTGTCCTCGTTCACTAGAGCCGTGCCTCTCGACAACAGTTAATCTTCCGTACTTACGACCTACCATGTTAATAGTGTGTGCCTCACCTGTATGCTCCCTTTTAAAACACCCACAGCTTCTAGTGTTTCCAGAGCGGAGGCTGTGACCAGCAATGATAACCTCGTTTTCGCAATCACACTTACAGCGCCAAGTTGCCTGCCTAGACCTGTCACTTTTGACACGTTCTAATACTACCAATCTTCCGTAGCGATTTCCCGTTTCATCAATAAACTTTCCCATGTTAAATACTCCCAGCTTTCTTAGGTGCATCTAACATATCACTTTCTCCATAATCTCTTCTGCATGTTCAGTGCAGTATAGAATAAGCTCGCAGATTCTATTTATATCTTGCTGGCTTACCGACATACCAGTCGGTAAAACGAACACACGATTTGATACTACCTCAGTATTTGGCAAGTAATAACATTCCTGGTTATATGGAGCCAGCTTGTGACAAGGAGGTGAGAAATATCTCCTTGCTAAGACGTTTTCAGCCTCCAACACTTTGACCAAAACATTTGCTGACAGTTTTCCTCCCAGTATCTCTACAACCACATACTGAAAGTTCCCAACCCTATGCTGGTAAACACGCAGGTCATAGTGCCATAGTTTGTGCTCATAGTTCTCGTAGTTCTCAAAGTTTCGGTCAACAAATGACCAAATCTCTGCTAGGTTCAGTACACCCACAGCTGCATGAAATTCACTCATCTTAGCGTTTATACCAACGCCAGTTGTCATGTGTGTACCGTCCCCAACGAAGCCAAAGTTTCGCATCTCTCTAAGCTTGTGAGCTAATTGAGCATCGTTGGTTGTTATTGCACCCCCCTCAACGGTGCTGAAAAACTTTGTGGCATGAAAGCTGAATACTTCACACCTACCAAAGTTCCCAATACTTCGTCCTCTATACTTACACCCAAATGCGTGTGCAGCATCGAAGAATAGTGGAAGTTCGTGTTTCACAGCAATGGCAGTCAACGCCTCCATATCGCATGGTGTACCCCAAGTATGAACTCCTAGAATTCCAACAACGTCATTAGTGATTCTCACTTCCAGATCAACAGGATCAAGGATGTGAGTTATTGGGTTGATGTCTGCAAACACGGGCTTATAACCCTGCCATGCCAATGCGTGTGGAGTTGCTGCAAATGTGAATGAAGGCATGATAACGTGCCCACGTTCAGGCATAAGTGCTTTAGCCGCAATCTCTAGCCCAAGCGTCCCATTTGCCACAGCAACACAATGCTTCACATTTAGGAAGCGTTCAATGTCAGCCTCAAGCCTATGAACCCATCCGCCATCGTTTGTGAGCCATTTGCATTCAAGTATTCCAGCGAACACATCCAGAATGTCTGGGGTATTAGCAAGATTCGGTCGCCCTACATGCAAAGGCTCTTCAAACATAGGCTTTCCCCCAAAAATAGCCAAATCTAACATTCTGTGTTATTTCCTCCCAAAGATGAGTGGCTCTTTGACTGGAGTGTTGTAAACGTGCTTTCCAGTGTCCATGTGAATCTCTTTAATTAGTGAGGTTTTGTATTCCCCAAAACCAACATTCTCGGCGAGGTCATCTATAGGTAACGCCATGTGAAAACCCCCAGCCTGTACCTTTAGCTTAAATTGCTTGTCTTCACCGAATGAGTGTTCAGTCTCATGCCAAGCACCGAACTGCTCGTAAACCTCACGGCGCATCCCTATAGCAGAGCCTACAAAGTCCACTACCTCGTAGTAGTCTGAAAAGGTATTGATAATGTTCTCAGAGAATATACGTGGCTTATGCCAATACTTGAAAAGACCAAGACAGCCAATCTCTCTATGCTGCTCTAGCAAACGCACGGACTCTGTTAGCCAACCTGGTTTGTACATGAGATCAGCGTCCAGTTTGAACAGATAATTACCACGAGCTATTTGAAAACCACGATTTACTGCAATGCCGATACCAAGGTTGCGGTCTGTATTAAACAAGACAGTGGCAGCAGCATGTTCTCTCACTATCTTGAACAAATACTCCTGCGTAAACCTGTTGCTACCATCATCAAGTATAATTAACTCATACGGATAGCGCGTGTTAGCAAACAGAGTTTTTAGACTACTCTCCATAACCTCTTTTCGATTGTAAGACAACACACACAGTGATGCGTGATTCATCGCGTTTTCCTTATCCATGCAAGATGATGGTGTGTCTCATAGTAGGAGTGAATCTCCATAACCGTACCCATCTTTGCAGCAAAGCTGTGGAATTGCTCGTGTGTCCACTCTGGATAGACATGTCCTACGCCTCGCATGTTTATGGGAACGGTGATGACAATATACTCCTGGGCGACCCTAACGAGTTCTGGAACAATAATGTCGTGTCTGTGAATATGCTCCAGAAGCTCAGTGCAAACTACCGTGCTAAAGGAATCATTTGAAAATGGCAAAGGATTGTTCTCAACATCACCAACATGGAACTTAGCTCCAGGGAAGAGCATTCTGCCAATTTCGATAGCCATTGGTGAGATGTCAATTCCCGTATACCAATTGAGATTGGGAAATACACTAGCCGCAAGAAATCCAGGGCCACAACCAACATCCAGGACAGAGCCATGCAAAAAGGTCTTCACAGATTGGAAGTGTGGATGCAACCGCCAATAGTATCGTGCCCACATTCCTTCCCACTCTTTATCCCAGCTACTTTGTGGGTTTGCTAATTTCTGTGATAAATCCTCACGCAGCGGTGTTAAAGATACCATTGCATACTAGCCTTTCTTATAACCTCTTTGCTATTTCTCTCACGGATTTTGCGTGCTGGACTGCCAGCATAAACACACCACGCATCGCACATCTGATCTTTCAATACAACACTTCCTGCCCCTATCACAACGCCATCCAAGATCTGAGCTCCAGGTAGAACAACTGCATTGGCTCCAATGAGGACATGACTACCAATAAACACCGCTTGTCGAATAGCATTGCGAAAATGTTGAAGAACACATGGGCCAAACAGTGAATCCTTAACATTTTCTGTGCCAGAAAAGATTCGTGCTCCTGCTGAGATGCTTGTGAAATTTCCAATCTCACAACCTCCACCTCCGGTGATACTAGCAAAGCTAACAATGTGAACATACGAACCGATTTGGAGATCACCTTTGCCATTAAGAAGAGCAAAATCATCAATCATTGTGTAATTGCCTATGCTTATCTCTGCTGGGTTAAGTATTTGTGCGAGATCCCATATAACCACGTTAAAACCTAGCCTATGAAATCCAACCTTGTTCAAATCAGTCCTGGCTGCCATCGAGGTGACTCCATTCATCCGTCACACCTGGCGGAAGTTTTGGAAGGTGTTTCTTATAATCGAGTTTAATAAGGTCAGGATATTTTTTGTGCATGTACACAATTCCCTTGCGTGCCCCAAGAGTAAGGGCCAGCGTGTCACGATGATGGTACAGATGATAACCTCGAATACATTCGCATAGGCTAATTTTGTAGCCTAAGTAACCAAGCTGTTTACCAAACTCGCAGTCACCAGCATTGCAGGCTGGTGGCATATTTTCATCATAGCCACCAGAATCTTTGAAGGCTTGCACAGGAATGATTGCATTTGAGCCAAGTAGTTGTCCACCAGCCACATACTCTGTATAACAGTTATCCCAATGCGTGCGAGGATCGAGACCATATTTACTAGGTAGTCCTCTTCGCCCACCCATAGGACTCTTCATTGGAAGTTTTGGAAGTTGGCAGTTAATAAATGCGTTCCAACGATATTGCAAATCTTCGCATGTAACACTCATTCTAGGCATCCAATCGTAGCGGCCCCCATAAATGACATCGGGACGTTCAGCAAGGTGTCTATATGCGTTAGCAACTGCAACGGGATTAAATACAATGTCTCCATCTGTGAGCCAGATGTGTGTGGTTTCTGGTGACACAAGACGCATCCCTTGATTTCTAGCGCGAACACCTAACAGTGGGTCTCCATGAGGAAATTGGTGAAAAGTCCACTTGCCAGACACCTCTTTTGCATACTCCTGTAACAAACCACGAGTATCATCTGTGCTGCCATCATCTACCATGATTAGTGAGAAGGGTGGTGCATTTTGCTGGAGCTTCAAACTCTCAAGATGCAATCTAACACTTTCTATACGATTGTACACGGTTGTGACAAATGTTATGTGCAGTTGTGGTTCTACCATTCGGCAGGCTCCTTCGAGCTATACTTTTTATTTATGTAACGGATGGTTCTCTGCACGGACGATGTTCTCCATTCATTGTCACAGAAATGTGCCATATGATACCCCACAATCTCATCACAGAATATGCACTCGGCTCCAAGTGCACATATATGATGACCAAATTCACCGTCCTGACCCTGACCATGAATCGTTTCGTCAAAACCACGCTTCAGCCAGATTCTAGGCACGATCAAGTTACCACTTAGCGTACCCTGGCTTTTGTGGCGAGTCTTGCAATCAAAGAATATACCAGTATGACCTTTTATGTGACTCCTATGATCTGGTCTAACGCCTGTCTCATGTGGATAATCCACATCTACCCTCTGCAAACGTCCAGTCATAAGAAAGCGCCACCTATTAGTCACATCGTCAGGCGTAATCTTCATTGGTGGCAACCAATCATATCGACCACAGATTATCACGTCAGATTCTCTTGTGCAAAGAGTGCGTGCGGATTTAACAGCGTTCTTATTTAGAAGAACGTCACTATCGAGAAACCAAATGTGAGTGGATTCAGGATCAGCAAGGCGCGTTCCCTCATTGCGAGTTAGACCCACACGATAGCCGTCGTGCTCGTGCCTACAGTATCGAATGCGTAGGAAGTTTTTATACCCCAAAAGCATTATACCAGTTCCATCGTCACTGCCATCGTCGGAAATGATGACCTCGAAATCTTGATCGGTTTGCAAGCACAGTGCATGTAATAGAAGGAAGAGATTGTCCTTGCGATTAAACGTAGGTACAACAAAACTGAATTGCATTATTCTACACCTCTGCCCTCACAAACATACTTTGCCCCTTTTGGGCTAATGCCACAATCATCGCCAACATTCCATACTCTCAGGCCAACCTTATCCAGATTGTGCTTCGATGTTATGTATCTGACATTAGCTCTGACGCTGGCACGATGTGCGGCTTGATCTCTATCGTGGTAAATATGATACCCGTGAACTAAGCTCGTGAAAATCGCTGGATGTCCTGCCAACTGTGCACGAATACCCATCTCACAATCAGAGCCACCATGACCTTTTATTTTCTCGTCGTAACCACCAAGGCTCCAGAACACCTCTTTCGGGAACATTAGCACGCCGCTGTACAAATATGAAGCGTATTCACTCTGGATGATTCGTTCATCAAATACTTCAGGGCTTACCAAGTAACGTGGGTCAACACCAATGATACCCTTTGGCTCAGCCCCAAATTGTGCTGATGGAAGAGTACCAGCAATTATTTCGTCCCAGTTCTGGTAGACATCATATGGGCGTATGTGCATTGGTAGCATCCAATCGTAGCGGCCTGCCACGATTACACCTGGATTAGCACGCACGATGTTACTAAGGTGCGCAAGGGATTCTGGCGTAAGCATGATGTCAGAATCTATAAATAAGTAATTCTTTCCACGCGCTATAGTACAACCACGATTTCGCGCTGACGTTACACCAAAACCTTGATGTGGCTGCCAACGATACTGTAGTGCAAAGTTCTCTCGGAGCTCAAACATAACCTCAAGTGAGTTGTCGGTGGAACCGTCATCCATGACAACCACCTCAACACGCTCGTTATAGTGCATCAGCGTTTTGTCAAGAGCACAAAGTACCAAGTAGAGATTTTCGCGCCGATTGAAAGTTGGAATGATTACTGAGAACTCAAACATTTCTCCCCCTATACAAACAAGTGTTCATCACTGCCTAAGTCACCCCATTTACGCACAAGACGTTCCCGATTAATCATACTGTACTGCTCTACGACATCCTCGCCAGAACCATGCTCATAGTGTAGAAGTGTAGCCTTTGGTTGATAGACTATTTTCCAGCCAGCTTTTCGTGCTTTGAGACAAAAGTCAATGTCCTCAAAATTACCCATGATATAGCCTTCATCAAGACCTTCTATCGCATCCCATAACTTGCGACGTATAAGTGCACATGCAAATGTGACAGCATTCAACTCTAAGCGCCTATTAGCCTTTGGGAAATCCGAAGGTTGCCCGCCAAATATGTGATATGGGAGTCCCTCACCATTACGTGCAACCCCAGCATGTTGAATCGTACCACCAATGTTCCAACCTTTTTGTGGTGGATACAGCAATTTAGCACCCACAATACCTACATCCTCGTTGTTATCAAGCTCTTCGAGCATAAACGTCAGCCACTGATAACCAGGCTCAGTGTCGGAGTTAAGCAGACAGATGTACTTGGTGTTCGTTTTCGTCACAGCCCAGTTATTGATACCAGCAAAACCACGTCGCTTGCACGACTTGATAACACTACACCTACCTTTAATGTTTCGCAGAAAAGTACGCATTGAAAGTTCTGAACTCATGTCGTCAGCAACCAGCAGTTCATAAGGCGCGACTGTGTTACGCTCAATTGCCGAAAGGCAATGCTCCAAAAAATCCTGTGCATTGTAGGTGGGTATGATGATCGTCACGCTACACATTTGCAAACTCCTCACTCGTCATTTTTACGCCCTTTACTACTACCAGAACATTTGGGGCATAAAAGCTGGTTCAGGTAATGGCTCAAGTTTTAATGCCGCACGACGTTCATTCTCTTCTTCACGAGCACGCTCTTCGTGTTCAGCATAAGGGTCAGGAGAACTAATCAACCTACGACCACGTGGACTTCTTGACCGTCCAAAGTCGTGAGCTTCTGATTGCATAATTTCCTCGCTCACAATGGGCGTCCACTTTTGAGCTATCGTGCGACAACCTTCCAAGGCGTCTGGGCCATCGTCGTATGCACCAACTGGGAACTCTGTCAATTGCTGCTTCAACAAATCCTGACCACCTTCAAGCAGAAGCAAATAACCATTCTCTAAATCTGGCTGTAGCGATTGAATTCGTAGCTCTTTGTTAGCGTGTTGATTAACCTGCATGAACGGAATGTTAGTTCCAGCTTCCATACTCACACGCGAGGACTCAGATGCAAAGAAAGCCTGAAACTGTGTGCTTTCAATTCCCCAACGTGAAAACTTGTAGTCCAGCGCGAACTCATTTTGATCTGCCATTATTTGTGTTGGTGGTCGCCTCTTCAAATCAGCTTCCAGAACGTACATCCGCCTATCAGGTGCTTTGGCTATGATAATGATAGCTGAGTAGTCAGCAGACGACGTTTTTCCAAGAGAAGGATCAGTGAAGGCAAATAGTTTACAGTCAACAAGGCATACAGAAGCTCCCTCTTTGTTCGGTATCAACCAAAGCGCAGGTACATCATCTTTATCCGGTCTAAACTCCTTTCTGTATGTGTACCAGCGGCTGAAGATACACCTTGATGGGTCTCGCGGATCATTCTGTAGCTCTGTTGAGAACGACACATCGCCTTCGGAGACTTTCATAACCATAAGATCATAGTATGAGTAACCTCCTGACCAAGCACTTTCTGCACCTCTTAGCATCTCATCTTGATTTAGATCAAAGAATGCACGCGCTGTTTCATCTTTGTACTCATCACTGAGATTGG